CAGGGCTTCCACGGAGCTATCATTTCACCGGTAAACACTACGCCATCAGCACGTGTCCATGTCTGTCCCGCAGGAATGAAGCGATAGCCCTGAATATAAACACTGCACTTACCATCGAAGACATCTGTTTCAATAGGTGTAAGGCCTTCGCCAGGGGTGACGTAGCACTTAAAGTCAGAATCAATGTAAATCATCATTCTTCACCCCATATCTCAGATATTGTCAGCGTCGTTTTGATGTATCCTCCAGTGGTTATCCATATACCAACGTATCCCGTGGTTACAGCTGAAACGTCAACAGAATACTCGCCGGTTGCCAGGATCTTCATATCTGCAGCAAATGTTGGGTTTTGCTTGGTAGGCCGTTCATTTGCCACCACAAGACTGAATCGGAACTTATGTGTATTGCCCTCTTTGTCCGAGTATGCAGTATCGCCAATACCCGTTATTTTGAATTTCAGAGTATTTACTCCTGTCAGATCAATCGAGTTATTCGTGAATGCATTTGCATATCCTACACTGCCACCAGATACTTCTGTAGATAATAGCATGCTATCGTCGTTTAGAGTAAGCACACTGTCAAAACTTCCACCAGTTGAGCCATGCTCGGCTACTGACCAGCCTCCGGTTACTGCATTATAGGTATTTCCGCTTTTATACAGCCAGAGCAAATAGCTAAGCTCAATAGCCACGATTTGACCATCTGTAGTTATAGATACAGATTCACTTGTGTTTTCTACCCCATCTGTAGCGGCTGCAGTCCAAGTTCCGGCATTCGGTACGATGCAAGCCCATGTACCACTGGTATCAGGGGCGGATAGAGTCGTTGTGCCGTCAGAGCAAGTGCAGGTCGAACCGGCAGGGTAGGTGATGTTGATGGTGGCTGTGAAAAATGCAATCACGGTTGAATAATCGGTTGTGACCACAACATTCTTTTGAGCAGTCTTGCCGTCGCCGGTGATGGTAACAGTCCACGTTCCGCTTGCAAGCCCCTTGAAGACAACCACGCCGCTGGTGCCGGAGTTCTTGGTCTTTGTCTTGCCGTCCTTGGAAACAGTCACGGTGACGTTTGCTGGAGCTGTGACGGTAAGGGTGCCGCCTGCGCCGCCGCTGGCTCCAAATCCATATAAAGGCACTGCAATGCTCATACGTACACCTCCACCGTAATCGGAATGTTCACCGTGGGCTTGTCCTCAAGGCAGGTAAACGTCAGCGTGCTGCCTGACCGGGAAGCGAAGCTGACCATGCCGCACGCCTCTTTCAGCGCAAGATTGGTGGACGTGTTACTCCCGTACACTGGATAAGCCATCGCACGTTTTGTATCCGTCAGACCGGAGACCGTAACAGGCTGGGTATACGGGGCGCTGGCAGACCAACCGGTAGCAGTTAACGTTGCAGTCTTTGCAATCGTTTTGGCATTACTTGACGCCGTATCTACGTACCCCTTGGTTGCGGCATCAGCGCTGTCCGCGGGCGCACCTAATGCTTTAATTTGATGGGAGTTCATGACAATATTTCCGGTCATTAAACCGCCAGCACTAGGTAATGCTCCAACATTTTCAGCTTCTAGCTCAACGTTGCCATTGGAGTTAGGTTCTTTGCCGCACACTTTGGATACAGCTCCGGTGCCATCCAAGCCCATACGGGAGACGGAGTAAGAGGTGACGGCGCTGCCGGTATTGAACGTAAGCGTGACCCTTGTCCACAGATACTTGCCCTGTGCTACCGTCGGGATCGTGTTTGACCATGTTCCAGACGGAACGACCGTGCCGGAATTGCTCGTCTGGTAGCTGATTGCAGAACTGTTGAGCGTTGCCGGATTCCCGGTATCGCCCTTTTCGCCCTTGATCTCGAACCACTGATACTTCGTCCAGTCTGTTGGGGCGGTTGCGGAATTGCCGCTGTATACGCCCATCCAGTTGTCCGGGAGAACACCGAAGCTGTGAGAAGCCGCCGTTGGCTTCTGAGACGCGTACCGAATCCAGACGTATGCGTTGTCGCCCTTATCGCCCTTTGCGCCGTTCGTGACGGTAAACGTGCTGGTGGTATTATCGTTATAGGTAATACGGTACGTGTCTACCAGCCCGCTGACGGAGACTTTGGCAATGGCTGAAATGCCCCGCCCGTTCTTTACGGTGAAGTCAAAGGTAGTGGTGTCCGCCATGGTGATACGGTATGTATCCGTAAGGCCGCTGGTGGACTGCTTCACGATGCTGCTGATACCGCCATGGCCGTCAGCTGCGGCGGTCAGCCAGCTCAGCAGAATTTGTCCCGTCAGCTTCTTTGCCGCGCTGTCCTGCTCCAGGACGAAAAGGTCAGCGGCTTTTATCTGTTCTGCTGCAATCAGCTCGGATATTGCTTTATCTGCGATAAGTCATCCCTCCTCAACGTCAGTCTCTTTTTCGGGCGCAGGAGGCGCGGACAGCGCCTGAATCACTTCTTCAATGGCCTGCATACTGCCCAGCATCCTGTCCCAGTTTTCCCGTCCTGCGACCTGAACGCCCTCAAGGGTATTCAGGACTGCCCTAAGTTTCATTGCAGGGTTCATTTTTACTCCTTTCCCAGCACCACACGCACCGCGCCGGTTTCCGGTACGATAGCGATTAGCTTCGTATATTGGGCGGCGTACTGCCCCTCGAACCACATTTGCACGGTTTCCTGTGGCTCAGCAAATACAGTTGCCACTGTCGGCAGCGACGTATTCAGCACCCGCAGATTGATTTGCCTCGCCTGAGGAAAGGGGTTGAAATAATCGCAGTCGAATTCTTTGCCTGTTGCGGTTTTCAGTTTTTCCATAGAAACCTCCTAGTATAATCGGTCATATCAAATCCATGTTAGGTATTGTAGAGATATTGTTCCGCCGTTTCCATCCCTAAACGATGTAGAAGCTACAGCTATCGTATGGCCTCCAATTATCAGTCCTCTGTCTTCAGTTGATACACTGGGTGCTGTATTCCACCCATTGAACACACCATTTGCGAAATCCGCATATCCAAGCGAGGTATTGATACCGCCAGTGGTGTTAGTCGTGCTTACAGTGCTGGCCGCAATCTCAAGGCCGGAGACACTGCGAGATTCTAGCCCCTCGCCGTTGAAATAGCCATCGTTGCCACCGTAGTCAATCATACCAGCGCTGACGCTTCCCCGGAAATAGCCATTCTCAGCGTACAGATTCCCGGTCGGCGTAATCTGCACGCCGTTAGCCTCAGAGCCGCACTGAATGCCGTTGACACCAATGTAAATACCCCGGCTGTTGGTGCCGTTCCAGACCTGATTGTTATAGCTTAGGTAGTCGGATTGAATGTCAAAACCGCCAATTTTGCCGCTTAAGGCGGTGATCTTTCCACGGACTTCTGCGCCGGATTCGGTGATCTGGAACACCGTGGTATTGTTGGCCTTGACCGTCCAGGAATCGTCAAGCAGATCCCAGCCGAAGGACGAACTATCACCGCCGGTTTTGGTAACCCGCGCGGAAATCTGCTCGCTATGAACCTTCAGCTCTGCTGTGAGTTCTTTCCCTTGTTTCTCACGTTCGGATACCTCTAGCGCAATTTCATCAGTCAAAATTTTGACAGAAGCTCTGGTCTCTTTCCTCTGCCGGACAATTTCACGAGTTTCTGAAGAATAATACGGATATTCGTTTCCAATTTCACTTTTAGCGGGAGCGCTGATATCAGCCGAATACAAGCTGTCAAAGTTCTTCGACATCTTGTACACACCGCCGTAAACTCCGTTTACTTCAACAGCATCTCCGATTTCTACAGCCGGGTCAATAATTGCCGTCTCCGCATTGTACGGGTGATAGAACTTTCCTTTGACCCTCTCAAGCATTTCGTCTGCCATTTTCTGAGTGCCAAAAGGTATCGAAACGGTGAGAGTGCTACCAGTTTCAGTCCCGGCTTCGTATGAGATGTCATCGTCAACGTTGATGACGACCTTGCTGTATACTATCTCGTTGTCGGACGTAAATTTGCCAAGGACTTTACTGCCAACATACGATTTGCTAAACAAGAATACCAACACCTCCAAACGTTATCCGTCTTCGATCATCTTTACCGACCAGGGCTCTTGTTTCTTTTGGCAACCCGAAAAGCGGGACAAGAAGCAGCTCGCCAATACTGCTCATCACGAAGTTTCCGACATACATCGCTGCAATATGCCCAAGCGTCTCTCTACAAGAATAATTTGCAGGGTACGGCACTTTGAAGGCGCTTGTCATCACGTCCAGCGTTCTCTGGTCGATTCCCACCCCGATTGCAGCCGCAATTTCCTTGACAACCTGCACATCAACTGCAGGCCAGTCAATGTAGCTATTGGGATACGGCTGTTCGGCGAACCTCATGGCATCATATCCGGTAAGGCTTATCCTTTTTATCCCGTCTTCATCCGTAGTTTCTCTCTCGTCGATATAATAAACGCCCTGCTGTATCCATTCTGAATGAACATCCTCGTCTCTCAGCCTTGCATACGGGCATAGCTTTCCGGCTTTTGGAATATTTCCAGCAGGTGCAAACATATCAACTTCAATCGTTCCGATTTGTGCTGTTCCTATCGCCGGGTTGTCATCAGGAAACGCCTGCCCGTCAGTTGAGATGTTAATTATCAATGAATCGTCATAGCCACTGTCTGGCCCTCCAGAATCGACCAGTATACGAAATCCACCAAATGTAATTCCGTTGCCAGCCTTGTCAATCAGAGTTCCGGCTTCCCCAATGGCGATAGTCGTTTCTACCGTCGGATTCTTCGCAAGCAGGTCTTTATGAAGTTCGCTCGTACTTTGCATATGCTCACCTGAGAATCATCTTTCTACGACATTGAAGGAAACGCCGGTATACCAAGCGCATCCAAATACATCGATGATGGCGACATTGTATTTCCGTGTGGAATTGTACATTTCGAGAGTCAACTCAGCATTTCCAGCAAACAAATCTGTTTCGCAGGTAAAATACTGCTTCCTCAGAATCGGCATCATCCAGTCGATGACCTCTTTCTTCACGGGGACACACTCAATATCTGCCCGTTTCTTTTCGGCAACCTTTCCACGGTACATCAGCGCGTTTGTTGCACGGCCCGACTTTGCAGAATCAATATCATTTTCGGATTCCTTAAAGCCATCCATCTTGATGTACTTTGTAATGTCGCGGCCATTGATCTTGAAGTACGGCATTTATCTCCCCTCCGAAATCTTATCTTTTTTCTGCTCTTTCGATATCTTTCGAGCCAGAGCACGAATGCTATCCCCAAAGTCGGCAACAAACTGAATGTTGTCAATCAGTGCCAAGATGTCATCCACCTTATCTATGAGGGTCATAATGGCATCTATAACGTCGGAGTTGTCAACAGTGGAATTTGTACCTCCGGATGCGGTAGCCACGCTATACGGGGTGATAGTGCCTTGAGCGACAGCTGGAGAACGGTAAGATACGTTATCTGCTATGGAACTCAATGCTCCAAGCACGCTTGCGTTTCCGGTAAGGCTGTGGTCTCCCTTTTTGACGCTGGCAAGGAAGGCATCAGCCATTTTGGAAATCCATCCGGTGTTCTTTTCCAACGGTACAACTGCTTCAGCGCCGTCACCTTCAAGTAAGCCCATCTGGCCTTTCTTCAGAACGCCGCCTTTTGCAAGATAGGGAATTTGCGGTGCAGTCACCTGCGGAAGACTCAATCCAATGCTTTTCCCTCCGGGCAGCCTGACATTGAAGCTGAGGAGTCGAAACAGTGCGTTGATTCCATTAGTCACCGCACTTATCATCTTGTTGATGACGCCAATTACACTGTTGATTGCGCTCTTTGCGCCATTAACAATGCCGCTCCACAGGGAAGACATAAACCCTTTGAAGCTCGTCCATGCAGTTTTTATTTTCTCGACGCACTTAGACATGAAATTGCCTATACTCTCTACAGCTTTGGAAGCCGCAGCGGTAATCGAAGTCCACAGGTTCGAAAAGAAATTGCCAATCGCTTGACAGGTATCCGAAAACCACTGCTTGATTTCTTCCCAGTGTTCTTTTATCAGGACGATTGCCGTTGCCACAGCGGCAACAATCGCGGCGACAACAGCAGCAACCGCAGCCGGTGCTCCAAGGATGATTGCGCCAACAGCCGCGATTGCGATACCTATCACCATAAGGATCTCTTTGATCCAGCTAAATCCTTTTTTCAGCATGTCAAAGAAATTCGTAAACGCAAGAATTGACCCGCCTACAACGCCAGCAATACCGGCGATTACAGATCCTGGGCCAAAGACTGTAGCAATAGCTTCATTCAAAGTGCCAGCGCCGCTTTTGACAATTTCAACTACCTCTCCAAGTTTTGCGACTATGCCGAGGTTCTTTATCGATTCAATTATCTCGGCAACTTTGGTGAAAATCTCAATTCCCTTCGCAGCTGCAACAACAGCCCCGACCCCGGCAGCAACATCCTGCAGCCAATCAGGAAGCCCTTCGTACAGATCAGACGCAGCGGAAAACGCCTCTGTAAACGCCCCCCATATTGCTTCAGCAATTCCCTTCCAGTCGATGTTTTCGAAAAACTCTCCTATGTTTTCGCCGATTTTCTTCCAGTCAGCGTTTGCAATAGAATCGGATACTGACTCAAGCGCACCTATCAGGATATCGGATATTGCTTTTGCCAACGCGCCAGCATCAATATTCTCAAGGAAGCCGGTAATCGTGTCGAATACGATAGTAAACTTGCTTACCAGTATCTCCCCAAGATTCTTCCATGTATCCTCGCTTGATGTATCAACATGCAGGATTTGGTTTACCAGATTTGCAAACTTCCCGCCGAGACTATGAAAATCGAAGTCCCGGATCACATTCCCGAGGAAGTCGATTGCGCCTTTAAAGGCGTAAGCCAACTTCTTTCCAATTCCTTCCCAGTCGATATCATCGACCATCTGATTGAGCTTTGCTGCCAGTTGTCTGCCGGCTTCGCCAAAATCACCGTTTTTGATGAGGTCAGCGAAATCCTTCATCCAATCGGGCACGTCAACATCTGGCAGCAAAGCACCACCTGCTCCGGAATTATCCTGGAGTAGATTCAGTTCGTCGAAACCGGCAATCGTCTTCTTCAGATCTGAGCCAGACTGCTTTGCCTGTTTTGATAACTGTGAAGCTGTTTTCCCAGTGACACCAAGCAGTTTCAGAAACGATAGCAAGTAAGAAACAGCCGTCGTAACCCAACTTACAACCTGACTGATAATCGGGCCGAGTAGGTTTCCGAAAGCCGTCCATACAGCGTTCATCTGCTTTGCAAGGAGCTGATTCTGAGACATGAAGGTGCTGACTGCCTTGGTGATTATCTGGTATGCAGA